GAAGTTTTCATCAGGGTCAAGTATGGCAGCGCCCGCACGTTTGAGTTCTACTAAACCACCAGTAGCAAACTTCTGTATAAGCCCACCGAAGAAATTATTTTTCCTTTTCTTGCCCTTCTGAGCGTTGATACTTTTATCAAAAAATCCTTCATTAAAAGCTTTTTTGAACAATGTCTTTCTAGCAGCAGACCCATCATTTAATTTGATGTCAGCAATGTCTGCACCAATTCTTCCAGATGTTAGTTTACGCTGATTAAGAGCAGCAATTTCAGATTGTTGATCTAAGTCAAAGTTTCTATTACCGGGAGTTCCTATGCCTAATATATTACCAACATAATCTTCAAATAATCTACCTAAAGAAAGATCTAAAGTTTTAGTTATAGACTCACTACTGATAGGTGCGGGTGAGCCAGCCCCAGTTCTTAATTGACCAGCACTTCTATTTAAAGTAGCTACTTTATCTGTTATGCTAGATTTTATATCATCAAAAGCTTTTCTGGCAGTCTCATTTGTTTTGAATTGAGAAGACTCTACATTATTTAATTGTAAAGTAGAAATACCAGCTTCTACTAATTTGCCTCGTTTTGATTTAGGTATTACACTGATACCTGCTTGAATTCCATTTAAATCTGCTGGGTCAGAATCACTTCCAGTATTCTTGTAAACAATTCCTATTTTTTTATTTGTTTTGGCGATACCCCCAGAGGCATATTTATTCATCCCCGCAAGTCTATCAGCACCAAGCTTTTGAACGCTGCTTTTGCGGATAACAAACTCGCCCGGAGTGAGCATGGCGGGTACAGTGTCTCGGTTTCCTGTTCCCGGAACGTAACCCCCACTATTAAAAGCGTGAATCATGCCTCCAGCTTGTTTACGTCTAGCTCCTAATCCAGAGCCAATACCGGCAGCAAACCCGCCTATACTTTTGGTTAGCTTAACTGCTGCAAAAGCGCCAATCAAAGGCAGGACTGGCTTCAGAGCATCAGCCACTTTAATAAAAGCGCTGGCTAAACTCAAGGCAGTTTTTGTCATTGCTTGGAACGTGCCAGTCTCTGTGACTCCACGAATAAGAGCTAAAAATTCTTCTCTTGTTTTAGCAATCTGACGAGCTAGAGATTGTTGTGCTGTTTCAGCATCTTTATCTAAAGAAGCGCCGCCCGCAACAGCGGCTTGTCTGGCTTTCTCGGCAGTCTCAAACTGCTGCAAAAGAGGAATGACTTTACCAATCTGACGAAAACCACCAAGCTCTTCAGCTATCTGAACAAACCTAAGATCACCTTGGGGAAGATCTCCAAAAGCTTTATTTAACGCCTGAATAGCTTTAAACGGCCCGATAAACTTACCATTAATATCAGTAAGTTGAACACCTAACTCACTCAAGTATTGAATGGTTTTAGGTCTTTGGATACGTGTAAGAATAGTACGCAAGCCAGTAGCAATGGATTCAGCGCTCTCACGAGTCGTAGCACGAATAGATGTAAACAACCCTAAGAATTCATTAAGATCACCACCAGCAGCTTTAAAGACACCACCAGTACGACGAATAGCACCAATAAGGTCTCCAGACTCAACCGCAAACTGACCAGCAACAGCATTAATAGCACCAAGCTGTCGCTCTAAAGCTCCAACTCCTTGACCAAACTGGGCAAGAATAGCAACTGCACCCTCTGCGGTTTTCTCTATGTCATCAAAGGTGGCAGCTAAACTACTTTTTGCCAAGGCTTCTAAAGCCACCTTTGTCTGATTAGCAGTTAGTCCAGCCTGAGATAAAATTCTAGTAACGCCAATAAGTTCTTTAGAAGAAGCTCCTAAACTTACAGACAATCTGTCAATCTCTTTACTAAGACTTCCCAACTCACGAACGGATTTTCCAGTCACCTGACTGATTTTTACCATTTCGTTTTGGAAATCTATGGCTTCATCAACCGCATTGGCTAACGTATTACTAAATAAGCTAACCGCCCTACTTGCAACCGTAAATGCGGCAAATCGCTTTAGTGCGACACCAAAGCTTTTACCCATCACGTTAGCAGCGCTAGACGCTTTTTGAGTAGCGGCGGTAACTTTTTTGATTTGCTTCTCAGCCTGCACAGAGCCTTTAACAGTCACGGGTACAGAAAGACCCTTCAGTTCTCCCCTCATCTGGTTGAGAACCTGTCGTGTGTTAGTTGGCGCTTGCAGTCTAAGCTGTGCAGTCAGTACAAATTTAGACATATTATCTCTCTAGACGTTGACTACACTATCCATTAGCTTTCCGTTTGGGCTGTTTCTTTAGGTTCCGGCTTCTTCTTGGTTGTTTTTTTTCTAGTAACCTTCTTTTTTGCTGGCTCTAGATCGTTTTCATAGTCAACCATTACATAGGTTCCATCGTCGTCAAGTGGAAGTCCATCCACATCAACTCTTTTTCCATCTTCATTAATATAATGACCTTGATCATTAATGATCTGACCATCAGTACTAACATTCTCCCCATCATTATTTACTAAAGCTAATTTATCATCAACTAAATTAAATGCTTTGAGCCATTTATTCTCTGGTAAGGTTGACTCAAATGATGAATCAAGATTATACAAAACATCGCCCAACATTGACGCTGCTGCATAAGCAATAGCATCAGAGCTTTTAGTATTATAATCTTCTAGATTATTATACACTCTTTTGCCACTATCTTTGTAAAAAGTGCATTCAGCTACGAAGTAGTCAAATCTAGCATTATCCGCCAAAGCTTCCGCAGTATTCTCCTCTAAAGAGATTCTTTCAGAAATCAAGTTTCTAAGATCCATTCTTAATTGTCGCATTTGTAATGCTATATCTCTACCCTCAGAAACTTTTGGCTTTTTGCCATCTTCACCTCTGAATAACTGCCTTTCTAGAACAGCCATTTTTTGATTAATATCATCTTCTTCTTCGCTTTGTTTTTTACTCCAAATACCACGTTTCTCCATTACCTTTGATAGCTCTTTTTTAGTTAGAATGTCGTTTTGAATACAATCATTCCAAACCTTAGCCCTTCTCATGTCGGCAGAAGATATGATCTTGTTTGCTGGTTTTTTGACAAAAATAGTTATTTTTTCGCCATTCTCTAGTGTTACTTCTTGTTCTTTTTCCATCTTGTTTCTCCTAAATTAATCTTGGGGTTTTACGGGCATTTCCACAGAATATCTTAACCATTTAATATCGTACTGATTGAGTTCAGCATCAACATTTCTAGCTTGAGTATTGCCCTTATCTAATATCTCAGATCTGACTTTTTGAAAAGTGTCAAACATTAACTTTTGCTCTGGCGTTAATTCAACTCCATCCGCACTTGTCCACAAAAAACAAAAATGCTCCTCAATAGAGCTTAAAGCCCCTATCATAGTTGTCTCAACTTTTTTCTTTAAAATCTTAGACAATCTATCCTTTGAGTCAGATTTGTATTTATCGTTTCTAGCACTTTTGTACTCTTTCTGCTGTCTAATTAACTTATCAAAATTTTCCATCTTTATCTCCTAAATTTAGACTTGTATTGTTCGTTTGATTGTTGTTGGAGTTCAAGTCTTCTGTCTCTAAAATCTAAATCAACAGCATCGCCTTTTTTCTTCAGTATGGCTTCTCTTTCTTTCTTTACCATTGTGGCCTGATAGGAGTTTGCAGCTTCAATTTTATCAGCATCCTCCTTGGTTTGGGCAAACACGAATATTTCTTGTGAGTTAGATATTTTATCATTGTTAATAGCGCTGTCTACTTCACTTGATGCTCTGTCTGTTTCTTGTTTTTCTCTCTGCACTATAAACCATCCATCCAATAAATCATCATCGTTTATCACCTCTTCTCCGGGACATTCCATAGACTCTTGCACATTATCATACATCCTAGACCACACTAATAAATTTCTTTGGTCTATATTTAGCTCTCTACCATTTTTGTCAAATAAACTTGTATGGGTGTCATCTTTAGTAACCCAAAAAGAACGCCAAGGCTCTGATCTAGCTATTTCTCTGATCTCAGGTTCTTTTAAAATGGTAGAACCTACTGACATCCACAAGGAAGTTTCGTCTATACTCTTAAAGTCATAAGGCTCATTGCCAACAAAAGCGCATCTTTGCATCTGTTCTGATGCTTTTCTGCTAAAAGCAAAGCCTTCGCAGGTGTTCTCGTAATTACTATCTTTTTTTAACGTGAGTTTTTGTAAAACCTTTTCCGCTGCTCTTAGATATCTTCTTCCGCCCTCTCTAGTTTTTGACTGAAACCTAGCATTAAACATCCCTTTTTTTAAGTTTTCAATGTCTTTCTTAGTTTTCTTTATCTGTTCATTCTCTTCTTCTGACCAAAGGTCTTTAGATATCATCCATTCAAGCATCTGCTCTTCTGTCATCAACCCCTGTTCTAAAGCCTGAACGTAACCATTTCTAAAAGCTTCATTTATATAATAATTATCTAACGTGGTAGGTGGCATAACTTTTAATGTAATGCCCTGTGTTTCAAATATGTATATCCCAGTTCTTATCCTAGATACAAAATACTCCCGCTCATGCAACTTCATAAAGAAACCTCATGACGGGAGTTTTGTATTTCATAAATATTTCCTTCCTTTATTACTGCCCACTCGCCCCTATTTGGCTATCGCAGGCAGTAATTAAATCCACCAGTAAATAAAGCTTACCGATTATGACGCTGCGGTGCTTCCATAAAGCGCTCCGGTTGGGAAAGTTCCAGTAAAGGTCATATCCGAACCGGTTAAGTCTTTAAGTACTTCAAAGCCAACGTACCCATTTTGACTAAGATTTTGAACATCAAGCTCGTTAAAGTTAGTATAACTGTAGGTACAGGTTGCGTTTCCTCCACCAGCGTCACCACCACCATAACTCACACTTGACAATCTGTTCTTACGACCAAGGTCAAATGCATAACCCGCTCTGGTGCAGATGAAGATATCTTCTTCCTCAGTGTTGTTACCAGAAGCGTCAGTTGCGGCAAGTCGCTCATCACCAAACTCAAATGCGTTCACAAAGTCACCAGAAGTGGTAACAGCTTCAATCTCACAACTAACCTCAATTGGGAAAGCGGCAGGACGAGCGTAAGGTGTCTTTCTGCCCAACTCTAGAATGTCTTCACGAGAGAAGTCAGTACTACAGGAGAAGCTTTGAAGGTGAACATTGTTAATACCATTCGCTGCGTCAAAGGCGTTAGAGTAACCACCATCAAGAGTAACACCTTTGATACTATTTGGTAGAATGCATCCAGACATAAGAACATCTTCACGCTGCTGAATACCACCGCTCATCAAAACAGCTACCCCGTCTGGAGTGTTTTTAGCGGCTGGCGAGTCAGTACCGTCAAAGTTATTAACAGCGGCAGCAGTAATTTTTTGACCGCCGGTCAACCATTGCTTATTGTTACCAACCAAGGTAACAGATTCTGTCATGCTTCCATCAGTTGGGATAGTATACGAAACAGAGCTAATATACATACCAGAGCAGTAAACTTCAGCTTCAGCATTAGCGTCACCAGCAGAAACATTGTTTTTGTTGTCTGGAAAGATACCAAGTCTAACATCAGATCTAGACTTAGAACGACCCACAAGACCAGAGCCTCCGGGACTTCCATCAAGACCATCAACACTAGCCATATGATAAATCAGCGGATATCCATCCAACACTTTCTCTAGTGTCATTTCTACATCTGGCGTACCCTCAATATTCTCATAAATCTCAATCTGACCCAACTCAAAGGCTTGCTCTAGATTGAAGTTTGTGGTCATACCCACGCTTTGTAGACCATGTATCATTTGACCCGTAGTCACCACAGCGTCAGCGCCGTGAGCTTGGATGCCAACAGATTGACATGCGTAAAATATTCTATCGTTACTTGACATTTTGATTCTCTCCTTGTCTGGAAAAAGATTTTTCTATTAATTTATACACAAAAAGTTTAAATATTTGATTTTATCACGTCCGTAGTTATCCTAACCACACCCCCAAAAACGTTAGAGTCTATCATATCCATTTGTTGAACAGAGGCTTTTGTGAGCCTTAGTCTTCCACCATAATACTGGTCAACTAAATCTGGATATCTCAACGCACTGGGAACTGGCGTTCCATTGTAATCCAAGGGAAATGCTGAATCTGCATTCATCGCATTACTATCAAATAAAGCTATAGTTTTATCATTTTGTAACGAAACTATATCTAATAGTTTATTTCTTTCCATTTCGTCTTCTGCGATGCAGTGAAAGATGACATCAGTATAAACATACTGCCCTCCTCCAAGCTGATAACCCTTAAAAGTCCTCATAGGGACAATCTCTATGGCTATTAGCGGTAGCTGCACCCTTGCTTCCGGCGGTAAATTCCACGGACCCTTATCAACATTTAAAAATTCTGCCGTTGGCTGCAAAGCTTTGGTCTGTATTTGTTTTATCCAAGGCATATTGTTTGCATATACTACATTTATATACTTATAGCTATACTCTGCTTGAACTTTTGATCCTGTGGGAATTGCGCTATCAAATACTACTCTACCGTTAAAGTAGTCAACATAATGTGCAAAATCACCAGTAGTGTCTGAAGGGTAATATGTATCGTCTACATAAACACCTGAGATTCCGGGCTTTTCATTGTTAGCTCCCAATAGCGGGGCTATCATGTTAACGCCGGATACTCCACTCTGCCACACCCAATTCTGTCTAAAACCTTCCCATACCTGTCCAGCAGTATAGTTATCGTTTGATGATAACCTTAATCTGCTATAATCTTGCGAGTCAGGAGACTGCTCCCCTAATGTATTGTTAAAATAATTACCCTTACCAAGTAAGGACCAATCAAAATATTCTACCAAATTATCTTGAATGTCGTTACTTAGTGTAGATTGATGTACTGAGGTAAACCCCTTTAGCGGTGATGTATTTGACATGTATCTATTTCAATATTGAGGATAATATTTTTGATATTTGTGCGTTTTTATTAGCAAATGCTCTAGTGATAAAATTATTATCTGTTGTTCCTGAGTACTGTGGAGGAACTCTAAATGTACCCCCAACCTTCATGACTCCCCCGCCAGACCTACCGTCACCCGTTGGGTCGTAGAAAAAGCCAGCGATTATAACAGCGTCTCCTTTTGTTAAAAGCCAATCTAGCCAATGTAGATCAGTTCCAACCTCAGTCACCTGATGCCCTTGTGGTAAACTCAAAATATTAGAAAAGTCTGTTTTTTGGAAACTTATCTCTAGACTACCAGATAGGTCTTTTGAAGATATTTTAGTGAATTTAATATCTACAGAGTTAGCTACTGAGTTTATTATAGAGGATACAGCAGAAGCTCCAGCGCCGGGAGATAGACCAAACAATGAATTAAGAGATCTTATATCCCCTGTACTAAGTAGGCTTTGAACTTCTGGTGATCCAAGTAACCAGCCTTCTATCGCTCTTTTTAAGGGAGCAGTTATTTTGTTTTTATTTTTAGCTAATGATTTATTTAAATTTGAAGCTATCTCTTTGAGTATTTGCTGCTCAATAAAGTCATTACTTTTTAGTAGGTCAACAGTTATAGTCAATTTGATCTCTCCCAAAAACAGCCAAAGTACCTGTTCTGCTTTAACCCCATAGGAAACGCTTCTCCAAGTTTTTTAAATCTCATTTCTTGAAGATCTTTTATATCCTTGTGAGCAATAAGCTCTTTAGCTCTGTTAATCTTGGGTAGGTCAGTAGCGTAAAAGATAGTTTGAATAGAGCCGTCTGGAATAACCATATCGCCAGAACCAATTTTGACCCAGCTTTTACTATCCCAGTACACTTTAATTTTTATATCTTCTAGCTTTTCAACTTCCCTGATGACTTTATTTTGCCTTTTGTAATTATCTTTCCTTCTTCTGTGAGCGTTCACAGAATTGTTAGTTGGAATATTGTCAAAAGTATTAGATATTTCTTCAACTTTTTCAATGTATACTAATTGACATGTAACTCCAAATATGTTAAATGTGGAGTCAACAACGTCATAATACTTTGTGAATACGCTATCAGGAATGTCAATAGGCATTAGGAGGCTCCACCACCATAATGCTCATCAAATCTTTCATTTAATCTAGCGAAGTGAGTACCGGAAGGAACAAACTGGTTCACTTCTGGATCTCTCCTGCTAGCTTCACCGGTCTCCTGAACGAACGACAATATAGCGCCGTTTTTTATATCAGCAGAAGACTTTGCTTTTCTTACTATTTCATCAGGCATCTCTTATACTCCGATTATGATAACTGTGTTAATAATTCTGTCCTGTACCAAGCGAGGGTTGATGACGTTTCAATACATACGCACCAATATCTGTTCCCCGGACCAAACTCAACGTAAGGGACCATCACTCCTTCTCGTTTTTCTATCTTTGTGCTGCTGTTAAGGGTTGTTGGATGGGTGTAAAGCTCACCGTTTAAAAGACCTCTAGCTACGGGAACCTGTAGGAACCCATGTCTATTTACAATTGTGTTAAACGGTCCAGTATACCCCAACCAAGTCAATTCTGTTTCAGCTTGTAATTGATCTGCTGATTGACCTATAGCCCTGTTTAACTTAACGCTGGGTATGGTAGGAGTTTCGGACCTGACGCTCAGAACAGCTTCAGTCGCTTGGGCGAGAGATTGCGGAGCTTCACCCAGAGTTACATGAGAGTCTTTAGCTGTAATATGATTTGATATCTTAGTTACATTATCTTGCCCGAATGTCCAAGACCAATAAGAATTTGAGGCGGGGAACGCACCTGCAAGTTCGCCACCGATAAAGATACTGCGACTTGAATCAAGTTTGTAACCCGCAAAATTTCCTATGATGACATTTCTGCCAGCTTCTCTACCGTTAGAATACGCTCCGGCGGCGTAGCCTATCATTATTGATCTGTGCTGATTATAAGTTCTCCATCCGGCTACATTACCTATACTTGTAGCGGAGTGTTGGCAGCCTCTGTTGTCTGTGTCAACATGCCCTCCACCGTGATCACCAACTCTTTGTACACCACTACTACCCCAGCCAGAATCTTTACCAATGTTTATTGCATCAAAGTTTGCGGCTGCATAGCCCGCTTCCTCTCCAATATTAATAGATTGACCGTTATGCGATAGCAAGGTGGATAAACCCGCTCCAGCCCTTTGTCCAATCATAACGCTGGAAAATCCAGTAGAGTACAATCCAGCCTGATAGCCAATACTTACAGTTCCAGCGTTGTTGTAAAGATTGGGACTACTATTATCGCTATGAGGAATTAAATTCACATCACACATCATTGATTCTTTACCAATGGCAATGACGCCTTCAGTGGTGTTTCCACCGAAATTATTTCTAAGTGCGTTATTACCGATGATGATTGACTGAACTGGAGATGGATTTGCGCTATGGCTCTGCAATTCTCTACCGGCGTTTTCTCCAATAGCAATTGTTTCTCTACAGCCAGAGGCTTCATATAGAGATCTTCTACCAATTGCGATTGCATCTCGCATTTGCCAAGATAAACTAGCTGCATCTATACCTATCGCTATTGCGTGAACAACACCGTCACCACTAGCAAGCGCCATAGCCCTCTTGCCAATAGCTATTGTTCCAGAGTCTCGGTCTGCGAGACCATCGGAACTCAGACTGTTGTACCCATAAGCTCCACTTGCAGCTTGAACGCCTATAGCTATAACGGATGGCTTTGTATGATCTATGAGGTTGTATACGCTGCTAGTTGTAGAATTAGTATTGTCTAAAGCCGGTCGGATGGAGTCTCCAATAGCCATGTTCGCATAAAAATCAGCACCGGCATCTCTACCAATCATTACCGAGTCATCATTATAGCTGCTTCTAATACCCGCTTTGGTTCCAATAGCAATCATGTCGGTAGATCCACTAGAAGAAACCGCCGCTTGGGAACCCATAACTACTAATCTACGACCCGCCAAACCGGTTTTTATTGAACTAGTGGTTTCATATCTTGGAACGTCAACACTACCACTGGCAGCATTTAGGCCAATTGCAATAGAGTTTTTAAGATGAGACACAGCACCGGCATTTACACCAATACCTACTCCACTCAAAGATGTTTGAGCGTTGTCAAATACTCCAGAACCAATTCTAACTTCGTTGTTATCAAACGCTAGATGGTTAAGCTGACCGCTTCCGTGAACATCCATATGGATAGTAGAGTCAACCTTTGTTAGTCCACTTCCAGCATCAATATTTCCAAGATTTATATTATCAATATCATGCCTAAACACGCCAGATTGCTCTGCTGTCAAATTCGTCAAAACACCAGACAGCCCGCTTGGATTTAAATTAAGAGTGTTTGAAGTTGGGTCATAGTGGGTGAGGATACCGCTAACGCCACTAACCGTAAGCGTATCAGCACTAGAGATGGGGTCCACTGGGTTTTTACCATCAGTAAAGTTCCAACCATAGCTACCAGCAGAGTTATCTATATCATATCTTAAAACACCGGATAGCCCACTGGCGCTTAATTCTAGTGTGTTTGTAGCACTATTGTAGTTAGTGAAAATACCACTCACACCACTAATTGTAACTGTTTCACCCCCAGTCACTGTGTCTGCTGGTTCTAAACCATCGGTTATACTCCAGCTATACGAAGTAGAGTTATCTAAAGCGTGCTGGAAGACACCAGATAAGCCGCTAGGATTGATCGTTAGTGTTTGTGAAGCTGCGTCAAAGTGAGTACGAACACCGCTAACACCACTAATTGTCACCATTTCTGAAGACGAAATCTCTTCTGAATTTGCTAAACCGTCTGTAAGCTTCCAGTGATCATAATTTGAAACTGCTGATAAAACGCCAGATAGTTCATGAGGATTGATTATTATTCTTGCGCCGCCATCTGCTAATGGTATAAGTTCTGTGGCTATACCCGAAACACCGCTAACATGTAATATTCCATTTTGATGTATGTAGGCAGTATTGTGATCTGAGCCAGACGCTTGGAATAGATTGCCAACATTTATCTCTATATTGTCATGTAGTGTCAAACCACTACCCATGTGGTAAGCACCGCTGATAGAAGAACTATCGTTGAAAATTAAACCGCTGGTTGTTATACCTAAGTTCTCACCATTTGATGTAGCTGACCTCCAAGTATTTGAAGAATCTCTCCAAGTCCACTTTTTATCGCCGGTGTCAACATCGCCGTTCCCAGAAGATCTAACTAAAATACCACCATCGTCAACCAGTGAATCTATATCATCATGCGTGGGATCACCACTTAAAGAAGCTAGCTCTAGTTGTTTATCGTGTATGGTTACATTTGTACTATCAATAAATGTGGTAGTACCTTTAACAAAAAGATCTCCACTAACAGTAACGTCTTGCCCAAACACAGCATCGCCAGAAACTAAAACATCCCCGCTGACATGTGCGTTTCCGACAACATCTAAAGTAGCTCGTGGGTCTGTATTATTAATACCTAGTCTGTTGCTAGACCTGTTGAAGAATAGTGCATGGTCTGTATCATAAGTAATAACACCGCTTTCTTTATATAGAGCAACACTCCCCGCTGGAATACTATTAGCGTCTATACCTATGCCCGTGTCTTGAATCACATAAAGTGAAGACAAGTCTGGAATATCATCTAATGTTAGAAATCTAAATGTGGGAACTTCTGGGTCACATCCGCATCCGCTTGCTGGACCTGCAAAGATAGTTCCTTTGGCTTGAGTGTGTGAGCATAGTCTCTCATCAACTAAGCCGCTAAGAAAGAATACGCCGTTTGTCCCTGTCGTAGTGTCAATCTCATTTCTATAAAAAGGCTCTAATTGTCTACCACCAGAAGCCGTTTTTGTATTATCTTGAGGTAAAGCTAATCCTCCAGAAAAGAATACTCCAGAGCCACCACCAAAGAAGCCAGAAGCTCTAAGTTGAGAGTAACCAATGTCTCCACCGATATCAATAGCAAAAGAAGGGTTAGACTTGTTAATCCCTAAAGCATTACTAGTGTCAGACCAAACTATTTCTGCGTCATAATTAAGTATATTTTCGCTACCCCATACCGCCACTCCCCCGTCTCTAGGCTCTTTGAAATCTGAAATTCCAAACCCTGTATGAACAGAGTATTTTCCGGGATATGTGACATATACCTCTTTTATTCCGTAGTCCGGGAAATTAAAAGGTAGACCTGAAGCATTGTAATCTACACCGCTAGTTCCTCCGTGAAAAGCGGTTTCAGCATGACCGGCATGGTTGCTGGGCATGTAGAATGTTTGGCCGGGGTATCCAGAGAAAGTGTGCGTGTGAACGCTAGTCGCTCCTGCTACACCCAAGGCAGCAGATTTAGTCAAGAAAAGCGGATGAAAATAACCAGTTTTACCTTCTGTTCCACCACTTGAGCTATCACCATTAACGTAGTATGGACCTGAATTTAAAGCGCTACTTCTAAGTGGATATCTAGTAAGTTTATTAGTTGATCCATCCAGAATGTATTCACCAGAGCCAACTTCATAGTAAGTACCGTCTGTGGCTGCATAAAATACAGCATCTCCATACTCATAAAAATCACCAAACGGACTAAACCCTGCGATTTTTCCGTCTAACGTAAAAGCGCCTTGCCCCTGAGTGTGCGAAAGCTCTTTTATTCTATCCGATAATACTACTATGTTAGACATTAAAAACTCCTATTAAGCATTTTCTGAGTAGCTAGGGTCCATTAATTTAAACGGAACATCTCCGAGTGTTTCGTCTGGCTCTGCTCCAAACGCAACAAAATCACATATCTCTGCATCTGCATAATCGCCAGTCTCAGTTCTAATCACATACGTTACCGTTCTTGGATTGTCTGTATCGTCTGGGCCATTATTACCCTGCCTTAAAACAAGACCAACAGTGTTGACAGTCATATCCTCTTTACTTCCAGTGGCTACTGTTCCGTGAGAAGTAGCAAGTGCAACATAATTATTATTATCAAAAACACCAGAATTAAAAGTAATTTTAAGTTTTCCGGGAGCTAGTCTTGTAATACCGCTAATATTGTGGTATGACCTGATGGATGGAAGGTTGTCTGTAGCATCGCCACTGGCATTAAAGTTGCACCAAGCTTTTGCTAAACCCTTGCCGTTTGGTATACTAGATCCATCTCCAAACCTAAGAGTTCCAGAAGTATATATCTCTTGTAGTGTATCTTGAACTGGTACAAATTTAAATCCAACATCACTGTAGCCAGATGCGTTTATCCAGTTAGCGTGACCAACCGGAACATTACCTGTCAGAACATTGTCTGCTTGATTAACTCCAGTCTTGTGGTAGTACTGAGTATGGGGATGAGAAGTCTGATCTATAATCAAGTTATCATGTATAATACCACCCTCTCCGGGGTAGGGTACAACCTGAACCAGTGTGGTTTTGCCGTCTGGAGCATTTGGGAAAATTATCCCAGACTCCATGACCAGCTTACCCTCTGCACCCCCAGCGCCTATACCTGTAGCCGCCACTCTAACATTATTATAAAATCTAAACTCACCATCAGTATCTCCACTAGCCACAATTCTATTTATGGAGTATGCGAGATCCTCCATGTTGTGACGAATATCTTCTGCTGATATTAATCCAGCATTATTATCCGCTAAATCGGTGCTGATGCTGGCTATCAAATCGCCAGAGCTTTTCATTGTAGGCATTTAAAGTTCTCCTTTAATAATCAAAATATCCGCCAGATCTATGACCCATACGGTTTCTAGAAATTAGATCAGAACCCGGACTGTATGGGCCGAGTATGGATTGACCACTGACACTGTTACCAGCCCTATAATCTAATAAGGCACTCTCATATTTCTCACACAAATCTTTATACAATACCGCTAAGGTGCTTGTAACGCCCCTCAAATCTATGGCTGAGGGACCATCTTTAATTGAGATAGCGTTTCCAGATTCTTTCCTGATTTCAGCACCAACAATAATACAAGCAGCCCTTAGACAAGTAAGGGCTATAAATGGATTATCTTTAGTTTCTTCGTCTGAAGGATCTGGGGAAAGTGTGTTTGCTTCTATATTGATAGAATACACGTTATTGAAGTCTATATTCATGATAGATAGTTGAGCAGCAACTAAAATAGATGTTTCTAATCTACTTGTAGAAAAAGTGTATGCAGTTGGGTCAACATCGTTTATTAGATGTCTAACTACTGTAGACATAGTACCTTGCCAAGACATAAATCACCTATATATTGCTATGAACTTTAAAAGTATGAACATCTGTAAAATAAGTACCGCTAGGAATCACGACTTTAGCTTGCATCTTATAAAAACCAGCTTCGTCTAAATCTCCAGCCACTGTATCGTAAAACATTACGCCAGAGATGCCAAAATCTTGTAGGTCGGCATTTCTATTTATGACTACATCGCTAGGTTTTCTTATGTTAACCTGATGGACAGAAGAACCATCCACTCCAGATATATTAACTAAATTACCGTCATCTTTAATAGTGATTAAAAATCTAGTACCTATATCGTTTTGATGAATTTCACTTGGCATTTATTTACCTTACAAGCTCTACTGGTTTTTGTAGTTGAATACTTAAAGTTATCTCTATAACCATTATGATACTTCCAGAATTAACTCAATTGATGGTTGAATATTTAAAACTATTGCAAATACCTCACCGTTGAATTTATTTAACATTTCTTGTGATTCACATATAGATAAATCGCACATTGCTGATGATGAGATCATACTAATAAACCTATGGTGCTAGCGGGTCTGAAATATCTATAACTATGTCTAAATCGTCAGTAGCAGCTTCTTTTGCTAACCTAGTTTCATACGACCTAACGTGATCAGAAAGAAAACGTCTAACCATCCTATTAGTAAAAACATATTTACTTTCTGGATTTGGGATAGTTTCTGGGTTGGTTTCACTAATTTCTTCAATAATATCAAAGTCTGGATTAGAAATATCAGCTTTCCAGTTGTAATTAGCAGAAACTGCGTCCATAACGCGATCTACATCAGCGTCAGCAATCTCAATAGCAAATTGAGCCATTATAAATCTCCTGTAAGTAAAAACCATCTATCGTTCATATAAATATACACTTTTTAAAGTAAAAACCCTAACTAGCTTTTAATCCAACTTGAAGTGCGTTTAATTCAGCCTGAGTGTAATTAGCGTCAGTTGCTGGGTTTTTTTCTTGTATTTCTTGAAAAGTAGAGAAAGTGCTACCCAATGCCATAGCGCTTCCGTTGTGAACATCTCCGCTAGCCAGATGAAAAGCGCCGTTTGTCTTTGTAAAGAATTCTAAGTTAGTAGCACCAATTCCATATTTAGCTGTCGTGATATATCTAACACCATTTGCGGTAACAATAGTCTCAGGATCGGACACCTCAAAAACACCACTTCCGGGATTTGCTAGTGTTGCCACGGTATTAACGTCAAAATCTAATAAATTACCACTAACAGTTCCAGCACTAACTGTAAACACATTCGTAAGATCAGTACCGCTAGCTCCGATAGGTAATCCTTGAACTCTCATGTCGGACCCAAGAAAAGTAGTATTGTTGCTTCCCGCATCATCTATAAAGTAAAAATCGTCAAAAGTGTGATTATACTCTGCCGTCTGATTTTGACTTGCAGCATGATCTAGTAGAAAAGCATTCAAGAAAATTACTTCGTGAAGATTTGCGCATTGATTATTTGAAACAGCATTGCCATCGCTATCTACCTGAACAGAGTCGTTTAGTCTTAATTCCAAATCATAGTTTTTACTAGAGTTTTCAACTACTTGACATTCTATTGTGTACCATGTATCGGCAACCATTGCGGTTGCTCCAGTACCTAGAGCGCTATGATCCGTTGTAGAACCGCCCGCATTAACATATTCATCTTGAACAAAGTTGTGCGATTTGTAGCTAACGGTAGTCTGAACAGCGTCAGAAGAAGGACTTGAAGCACGACCAGCCCTAAAAGTTCTAGCGTACGTGGCATTAGAATTATTAAACAAGTATGCTTTTAGATAACCGGAAGAGTTATAAGATATTATTAACATAGGATTGCCACTGTTGTCAGCAATTGAAGCAATAACAGTCTCGTGCGTGTGGTTAATATTAGATGTTTTAAACGCAAAACCAAACGTAAAGCTCCCTAAAGCTTGTTGCTCTGGAAATGGAATTCTTGACCAAGTTCCAACATTCCCGTTATAATAACTGTAGCCGTCTTCAGAATCATAACTTCCACGATTTTGGAATTGCTCATTATTTAATTGAATTCCGCTGCTACCGGCGTATCTTCCGGCAACATCAAACACGGTGACAGCCCCCGGCGCTGAGTGATAACCGCCCGTATCAAGGTCTGATCGCGCCGCTTGGTGAGACATATCTATCCCGCCAAGGGCGCTTTTGGTTGTTGAATTTATTACATCAAAACCTTCTATATGAAGTAGGGTCATAATAACTCTCCGATTAAGTTTTGTATTTTATTTTGATCTTTACCTAAGTAAGTGCCGACAGCAACACGCTCAGTCTCAGTGTAGATTGAATGCCAAAAAGGTGAGAATGTATCTCTTATATAGAAAAATCTAAAATTCCAACCTTTACTTTCTAAACAATCAACGAACTCCCCGTTGTCATCTTCATATCTAAAATATGATTTAGCGTCTTCTACACAGTATGTGCAGTAAATCCTCCATCCAACCCTTGAGTTATTATGCCAACCCATGTAACCATTCTTGGGGTACAGCATCCTTCCGGTGTTAAAACAATCTTGTTTAGGTAGGTCTGAGTTTTTAGAAATAAAAGAAGAAATCTTGTCTAACATTTCTGAACCAAAATTTTCACCCCCAACATTTTCTCCTAAAGGTATGGTAGACTTAACAGTTGAATTTGAATTTGAAGATATATACTTGCCCTGTTTTAACTTGACGCTTTCCTTCACCAAGTCTAAAAACTCTCTACTGGTGTAATACTCATTGTTTCTTTGTTCTACAGAGTATCCTTTTAAAATGTCTCGTTTTTCTAGCACCCCACTTAACGATTCAGACAGTTCTGCTTTTAGATCGTCTCTAAGTAAATAGTGCCTTCTATTAATTATCATGCTCTCAAACCTCTCCAGTCTTGACATATCCTTTGACACACCTCTCTACCTAAAGCAATCTTCCACTCAAAAGAGTTTGCAGAAGCTTTTCTTCCCTGATATAATTTTCCATGTTCTGACTTTGGGCAGTTGTATATTCTGTAGTTGAACCCTTGCTTGGTGGTTGATTTTCTAATCGCGTTATTGTCAGCTTCATGATAAATATACTCAAAACCATCGTCAGATTCGGTCCAAGAAATACTTAAAACCCAAAATCCTGATATTCCGTAGTCATTATGTAGTCCAATAAATCCATCTACGGGGAAAAATTTTAATACATCAATCATTGTGGGGCAACCAAGTCCTCTGGTCCCTACAAAGAAATTAAAATATTTATATCCTAATTCATTTATAGCTTGAATCTCAGGGTTTGTAGATGTTCCTTCTTCACTGCCAAAAGTAGCGATTCTAGACACAGCCGCCGGAACAGACTCGCTTGTATCAATAGCGTTCAATGTTTCCATAGAAAACTCATTGTTCACATCAAAATCATCTGGTAGATTAAGAGCATTATTGTATTGAGATAAATCTCCCAAAGAATCTATCTCTGGCTGTATTTCTGCTTCTATCGCGCTAAAAACACTAGCGTCCTTTAATTTATACATTCCGGGGTAAATCATAGGAAACTCTCCTTGTTATGTGAATAATCAAACTCGCCTATTAAACGTAACTCAGCAAAATCTTGGCAGTCTAATTTTAATTCTGTTTGTTTTAATGTCGTTTTGTCTATAAAAATTAATCTAGAGGTCATGTTTTCCCTGTTAGTTACTCCAACTATATGGAAATATTTATTGGCCGCATACCCTCTAATAAAATCTTTATTAATGTTTTTTAACCTAATGCAAGAATTATCTTCCCTTACAATATATTGAGATAGGCCGGTGTCTAGTGTAGACGCTATTCCTCTATCTAAATATACACAATGAGCAAATTTTGCTCTTAATTGTCTTCTTTTTACTAAATTTAGTTTCAAGTCTAACTTTAAATATTCGCTAAACCGTTTACCCCAGTTGTGCAGCAAAACGTACAGAAATTCTCCATCGTAATGCAAGCTATTGATGTGGTTTTTATCCATATCTCTGAAATGTACAGGTTTGTCTATTTCTACCTCTTCTTGTTTTACGGGGTCAAATAATCTTTCTACCTTTTCTGATTTAATGTCAAAAATATTTATACAGTTTATAGAAGTATCCGTAGCGTATATTTTACCGTCTATTTCTAATATTTGATGTGGATTTCCGTGGTAAATATCATAGTGGTTTATTTGATTTAAGTTCTTGTCAAACTTTATCAAGTTTGTTCTGTTTGCCACAAAAAAGTTTTGTTCGTTCCAAGAAACCCCAAATGGTCTGCTTTTTATATATCTTGTTTGACCTTCCCATCCGTAAAATTTATCTTGGTTTATTTCAATTCTATGTCCATAATTCTCAGTTTCTAGTGTTTCTGTGTCAATAATTGAAAATTGATAATTCAAGGGTTCTGGCAAGTGAGTTGGCGTATACAATATTTTCATAACTCTATAACTTGTTCTCCAAGTCTTATTTTACTTAATTGTTGTGATCCTAAATATGCTTTGGTGATAGTAGTGCTTCCAAACCTAACGTTATTGCTAGAGGCGGGACTGCTTGTAGCATTGCCAATAACCTCAACACTCAAGGTAAATACATCAACTTTATCTACTGGGCCTACGCCGGAAGAAATTACTTCTACCCCAAATGCCGATATGCTGGGATTATTTGCTGGGCCTGATCCCGCATTACCAAGCACCTCAATGCCTAAACCGGCAGGATTACCTACTGCGGTTGCACCTCCATCTCCAAGGACTTCAACACCAATCGCTGCGGTTTGAGCGCTATCTCCATAGGGAACACCTATTACCTCAACGCCTAAGCCGCCCGTTGTAGAGTTTGATGAAGCGGCGGCAGTATAATGTACAGTAATTTGCACATGATCTACAGAGGCTGTATCAGATTCACCGAATCCAGCACCAGAAGTACATCTAATGTAAACACCAAAATCTGAAGAATTAACCTTGGCCGGTGTCCAAGTTTCACTCCATGTGTCGGATGAGCCACCAAAAGTCGTACTGGCATCACTTGTGGGCCAAGCCGCACCTCCCGACTTATTGCTTGACCCAACACCCGCAGACCCATCACCATTTAATATTTTTATTTCGCTATCTGTAATTGATCCGCCAGCATCTTTTCTTTCTATAATTACTTCTATACCATCTATAGTAGCACCGGAATCTATAGAAAATCCGAAGTTGGTTGCTTTGAGATAGTCAAATCCTCCACCACCCATACCAGCATTAAAGGTAGCGGTACAGTAAGAATTATCACTAGCGGTAATATTGCCCGGATTATCCCAGACAGTAGCCCCAAAGCCGGTAGAAACACTAGCTCCAGTTCCACAACTTCTTGTTACAGATGCCATATCTTAAAATCCTACACTATAAAGTAAAGTGTGTTTGCGTCTTTGCTGCCTATAGCAGTGTAAGTAGCTTCACTCATTATCATAATATTGTTTACACCACTAGCGTCCATGATTGGGCCACTAATAGGAACTCCAGAACCATTAAATTTTGGATAGTACCCATCATTATAAAGTTTATCTTTTTTATCTGTTGGAACGCCGCTTTGTAAAGTTATAGGTTGATGAGCAATAATACCACTTGCATATTCACCTAATTTAACTTGACCGTCAGAATTAACTTCTATGGACGGTAGACCTGTAATATCTGAAACACTAAATATAGTACCACTGGACAAGTTGTCCGTGATTCCAAAAAGTTGCCCCTGAGTACCTTCAAAAGTTAATGCACTGCCAGAACCTGTTGCGCTTTGAAAACTAGAAAGCACATTAAGTTCTACTGCGGTGTCAGTTGTTCCGCTACCACGAAACAGTATTTCACCGTCTCCGGGTGTTATTAAAATATCTCGTGCCATTATGCATATCTCCCCTTTGTTGCATTGTAGTTTCGTCTGATTTCATCAGCCGTGAGTGCGCGGTTGTATATGGAAACATTGGAAATTTTTCCTGAATAATAATTCGCTAAACTAGCGTCAGAAGTCCTTCTACCTATCCATATATTTTGTGAACTAACAGAAGAAAATGTATGACTACGACTTATTGTATCGCCAGCCAATCCTTGATGATAAGACCTGTATATACTTCCATTATAAGTAAAAACCGTATTAACCCATTGACCAGCGCTGAAAGCTAAACTACTGTCTGGAGACATTGAATCATAACCGTTTCCAGTGGCCTGTCCACCAACACCTATTATTCCGTTAGCAGGAATTCTAAAAACACCCGCATTGATCCAGTCATTATATCTACCCATTACAATGGAAGTAAAGGTATCGCTATATTGAAACCAGCAACTTATAGTAACAGCACTGTAAGATGGATTCATGCCGGTATCAACATAATCATTACTCCCATCAAACACTATACTACCGCCATTTCCCGCATCAAAAGTCGGCCCATTGGTCAACGTCCCATTATTAGATTCTGCAAGATCACTCCAAGTCGTCCCCGTACCCGGATAACTTCTTGAGTTAGCCGCATCCAAGCATAAGACAATTCCATCTTCAATTATATCAGGTCCAGCATTAACAGCCATTATGTGTACCTCCACTTTGTCGCATTATAATTTTGAAGGATTTCTTCTGCGGTTATCACTCGGTCATACACTAACGCCTGAGACATTTTCCCATAAACACTATACCCTATAGTAAGTACAATATTAGTTTTAGAGATACTATTGCTGTTTGAAGTAGAATGAGAACCTAGTAATTGACCGTCAACATACATTTTTTGATATGAAGTGTCAAAAGTTACTACATAATTGTACCAGCGATTGGTTTGGGGTGTGTAAGCGTTATAAGTTGTTCCTCTAAGAACGCAGTATAATGAATTCCAAGTACCAAAATTAATAACGGGAGCATCAGATGGACCCGTTGCAAAGAAAGCATTTTGTGTAACGCCAGCAAAATTTATCCAGCAAGAAAGAGAAAGAGTATCTACAAAAGTAATGTCTGAATAAACCACATCGTCCGTTCCATCAAATACAATAGCACCTCCATCATCTGTAGTAGTAGTACCGCCGACACTAGCACCATTATACAAAACCGCTGAACCGTCAGCGGTTGTCAAGTTAGGTTTATCCCTAACGAGATTAGTCCAATTAGTATTGTCAGAAGGAAAACTTCTAGGATTAACGGCATCCAAGCATTTATGAAGACCGTCTGTGACTATTGGTAGAGAACCGTGATTCAAGCCCATTATGGTAACTCCTCTAGTGGTTCCCACCAGACTTGATCTTCATTATTCAAAACAGCCAGTATCTCATCATGAGAATACTCTTGACTCTTACTAGAGCAGGCGGTTACACTTGAAGGCATATCGCCCTCATACTTCACAAACGTCAAAGTCCCGTCTACGCTATATCTTAAAGTGTCAGCAGACGTTTCCATCACTTGAGTAAAGTCTATATTTGAGACATCACTTGCTGAAATAACAACGTAATGCCTGTGGTCAAAATCACTATGACTCATAAATATCTCCCTTTTGTTGCGTTGTAGTTTTGGAGGATTTCGTCGGCGGTTAGTGCGCGGTTGTATATTCTAAAGAAGTAAAACGTTCCGGGTAAATCTTTGGATGTGTTAATATCTGCCCCAAGTCTAAAGTTATTTGCAGTGTTCTGCATTCCATCGTAATTAGAGTTTGTGTACGAATTTAAAAAAGTTCCGTTTTTATACAGGGAAAGAGTCCCAGCGGAAGCATCAATGGTTATATCTAGTATAAAAATCTCGTCAGCAGACATTATATTGCTTGAGGTAGACACCCAAATTTGTGTGTCTCCATCATATGTTAAACAAGATATTGCATTTGTATTACCGGCCCCGACATTAGCGGGAGAACCTACACCTCTATCAAAAAAACAGAGAATAGGTCTGTATTGCTGATGTTGGCCTTTTGATATAATATCATAATCACTGGATAAATTGTCTAACTTCAAACCAACACTAAAAGAAACATTAGTTGTGTTTGTCTCTTCAAGGTCTTGTATTTCAATATAATCATTTGTTCCATCTAAAACTATACCGCCACCATTAGCTGAATTAAAGGAAGCATCATTTGCCAATGCTCCATTATTACCACCCCTTAGATCAGTCCACGTAGTCCCCGCCCCCGGATAGCTACGCTTATTACCCGCATCTAAACACAACACAAGACCGTCAGTAACAATTTTAGGATTATAAATAACTCCCATTACCACTCCACCTTTAGTTTTTCAACGTCTTTGCGCTCACCATAAACAACGTAATCGTAACTACCTTTAGAGCCACCAACCTTTATATAATTCTTGCCTTTTTCTTGTATGTAAAGAGCTTGATAAAATCCTATTGGAGTAAGAGTAACTGTGACAGTAGACTGATCTACTAATGTTGACCAATACTCTGGGAGCGTAATTATGTTAGAGCCACTAGTTCCTCTGATGTATACGCCATTTTCTGGACCTTCCAAAGATGCATACTGTAATTTCATACCACTTTTTGTTGGATGATCTATCAAGAACGATTTTGTAGTTGCTGTAAAAGCGCCGTTAACCGCTAGGGTAGAACCATCAAAAGTAAGATTGGCCTCACCGTTAAGAGCGTCTGTACTGCTAAATGTTGCCACTCTGTTGTCTGCTCCGTTAGCAACAGCCGAAACAGCACCTCCACCCCCACCTCCACTGCCGTTAGAAGCGGCGGTAATTCTACCTTGTGCATCAACAGTAATATCTGCGGCTGTATAACTACCAGCAGTAACTGCTGTGTTTGCAAGATGTGACGCACCGACACCATCGGCTTTAACCCTTAAAGAATCAGAATCTATCTCAATCGTACTATCATCAACGCTTACGGCAAAACTTCTACTTGCAGAAATATCCCCACCGCCCGTTAAGCCATCACCAGCAGTTAAAGTTACAGATGTGTGATCAATGTGTTCATTAGCTACAAAGTTACTAAGTGCATCATGATCTATTTCGCTATCAACGCTATTGACAGTAACGGTGTTTGTAGCACTTGTAACAAACTCCGCTCCGGTTCCGTCTGTAAACGTTATAGTTTCGCCATCGTCAACCGTTTGTGCGGTAGTGCCATCGGTAATAATAAAGCTAGACATGCTTCCACCGCCACCGCCACCGCCGGAAGAAGTAAAAGTAATAGTATCGCTTGTAGCGTTTGTTGTGATTGTCATATTAGAACCAGCAACAAGCGTTAGTGTGTCCGTAGTTGCATCGGCTACAACGTCAGACTGTCCTGCAACTGAGATTGTAGAAAACAGATTTTGTGATCCACCACTAGTCAGTCCAGATACTGTTACGATGTCGGCAGCATTAGTGTCTACTCGCGACTCAAAGTACCCTGAGTTCGCAGCTATGTTGCTATCTGCTGAGTCTACTCTTGATTCAAAGTATCCAGAGTTTGCAGTGATACTAGAAGAGTTTGTTGATATATTAGAATCCGCAGAGTCTACTCTTGATTCAAAATATCCACTAACAGCAGTTATCACCCCTCCACTAGCAGCAGGTAATTTAGTTGCTATGTTTGAAGTATTTGTAGAAATATTAGATTGATTATCGTTAACACGACTTTCAAAATATCCAGATATTGCGCCATCTGTTGTAGTATATATCAAACCCTTCATGTTAGAAGGATGCGCTGTACAGTAGTAGTACAACTTGTCTGGTGCGTTTTGCGGAACCTCAAAGGTAACAGAACCAGCAGCAGAACCGATCTCTATATTATTTCCATCAGCATCAGAATAAACACTACCTCCATCCGTAGTAGAGACCGCAAATGGATGACCGGAAAATGTTTTATTAAGTATGTACGTATGACCTTTGTGCATATACATAGTTGGGTCAGAGGCGCTATTAAGACCCATGCCGTCTATTGTATAATTACTACCGTCACCAGCGGTTATATTAAATATATTGTTAGGAATTAAACCGGACACAGTGTTTATACTGGCAGTGTTGGTCGCTATATTGGTTTGATTGGAGTCAGCACGACTTTCAAAATAGCCAGACACGGCGGAGTCGTCATATAACAAACCAGAAACTGTATTTATACTAGCAACGTTAGTTGCTATGTCGGTATCATTGCTAGTGATCTGACTTTGTAAGTTACCACTGGTGTTACTAATTAACGTAGTTAAAGTAGATGCGATATTAGCATCATCATTTATAGCAGCGGCTAATTCATTGAGAGTATCTAAAGTTCCCGGTGCGTTATCTACAAGACTTGCAATCTCGTTTGTTATCGTGGAACCAGCCCAACCACTGACAGAGTTTATAAGATTAGTGTTTGCGGTTATACTTGTATCTGCTAAATCAACTCTAGTTTCAAAATAACCAGAAATCGCAGTGTCGTCGTAAAGTAATCCAGAAACAGTCGTTATGTCTATTTCACTTTGAATAGCCAAGCCCGAAGCAAAGTTGGCTATACTATCATCGTCAGATGTTAAGAACGTAGAGGCAGCCCATCCACTAATAGCTACGCCGCTTGCTGAGTTAGCTAATATATCATCAGAACTTCCTCCACCGTCCTCGCTGATGGTGTAACTAGCCCAACCACTAACAGAGCTATCTCCATTGATTACAGATGTTGAAACAACGCTATCAAGACTAGTCATAGTGCTGATAGCCCAACCACTAACACTAGCAATGGCTGCATTGTCACGAGCGGTCATGTTGTAGTCAGACCAGCCACTAACCGCTATTGCAGAGTGGTCTTCTGTATCGTCTAAGTGAGATTGGAAATAACCACTTATAGCGACACCGCTGGCTGAACTGGTATTTATTTCAGTTAATACATTTTTAGTTCCAGCGATAAGATCACCAGTAGCGGTAATGGAGTTTCCAGTAATGTTTCCATCTTTATCTACTTTGGCAACTATTCCGTCAGAAGTATTTAACCATTGCTGTAAAACAGCGGCCTGTCCCGCAGCGCCCTTAACCGTTAAGCCTTCCTGAGAAGCAGTTAGAGAGGTAATTATAGCGCCGGTGTCATAACTTGCTTTAAAGACCTGCGCGCCTTTATGTGTCACATCAAAACCAGCCCCATGCGTGAGATTTAGACTGGTTATTGAATTAGAGTATAAACCAACACTACCATCTCCAGCGTAAATGTAAGCGGAAGTCGGTGCTGCCGCCTCGTCGCTTGGTGAATCTTTTAAACCCAACCTCCAATCTGGAGAAGCAGTAGCATCGTGATAAAGAGATAAAGTTTTATCGTAAGCGTCATCAACGAAAGCGTGAAAAAAGTTACCCGCAGATTCTCTTCTTAGTGTAAGAATTCCGCTAATTCCAACGTCACCACTAGCGCTCAAGCTTTTTATAGAAACGCCATCAAGTTTTAAGTCCGTATCAACTAAGTCAATTACGCCATCATTATTTATGTAGACTGTCTTTTCTGCTGGAACAGCACAGAAAACAAATGAAACACCACTTAAACTTATTTTAGCGTTACTGTTAGAGCTTTTTAACACTGTATCTCTAGATAGAGTGTTGCCAGATGAAGAATAAGTACCAATTCCTATTTCGTAATCGGACTCATTTTCAATAACATAGTACGTAACGTTTCCGTCACCTATAGCATCAGCAAAGCTTCTATACCCGCCAAAAGCGCCGGTAAGCGTTATCGTACCAGCGCCAGAAGTAACGGTCGTTTCTTTTACTCTGTCTGAGATTATAAAGCTCATAATTTTACCTATTTAACCCTACAGCATTTTTTGTTTTGTATTTGATGTAATTGTTCTTGTAACTCCGCGATCTGTTTCTCTAAATCATTTTGTCCAACGTTGTTGTCAACGCCTTCTACGGAGTTGTTCTTATTGTAAATTTTATTTGCTTCTTGAACAAAGCTATTAAATAATTCTTCACTTACGTTAGACTCTACGCAAAAGTGCTGCTTGAGGGGTGTCATGTCAAGATCAAGCTCTGTAAACTCTAATACATAATTCCTTAATTTGTTATCTACTGTCAATTCGTATTTTACACCATTTGGTCTTTCAAATCTATGTAGCCATTTTAGGAATGGTAAAGATATAGTTTTTCTTCCTGCCTTTCTATACTTCTCATGTATGTAACACTCTTCTCCCCCAAATCCTCTTGCGTGTTCGTTAAATTTTAACCATGCCGTTTTCTTAGTGAAGAATAACCCTAAGCCTTGGGCAAATACTTCAAACGGTTTTTCTGAAAATTTCATCCCTAAAGGATTATAGCCTTCTTTTTTTAATACACCTTCATGACCCGCAAAGTCAATCTTTGGAAACTCCTTGTTGCAATAAGGGCAATTAGTTATCTCTTTTTGAGAAACATTGTCTCTAATTTCGCATTTTCCATCTTCTTTTTGTGCTGTTGTGAAGTGATACTTATCACAAACGCAGTTCCAAGCCAATCCCCACTTACCCCACATGTGAGCGCCCCACCCGTCATTATACTGAGTTGTTATCTGCATCAATCCGTCATAAACTAACGGTCCTGTGTACAAATCTTTAGTGTCTGGATTGTGATCCATGAACATAAATAATTGATCTAACAGCTTGACCGTTGGGCATAGTAGAACATGACAATCCATCACTAAAACAAATTCACCTCTAGCCTCTTCAATAACTTTATTTCTTGTTGCTGAAGTTCCATGAACACCATCTAAATCTATGACTCTTATTTGTCCTCGCCCGTGATTTTGAAAACTTTTTAAAGACTTGGCGTGTGCGCTATCTTTATCGTTTTCAATAATAATAAACTCTATTCTTCGCAAAAGATCCATTCTACCATTGAACATAAGTTCTTTTCTGATATCCTGAATACTAAACCAAGCTCCGTCAAAGTCGTTGTGGTGAGCCATACCAATTGTTAAAATCTTATCCATCTTTATTTTCCTTTTAAAAAACAGTTTTGGTTGTATTATATATTATCTAAGTTATATTGAAATTCAAATTTATATATTAAGTATTAAAGACAATAGTAGTTTCCGCAACTTGCCGTTATTATTCGTCCTACTTGAGTGCATTGCCTTTGTCTACCAATAGGGCCGCAGGGGAAATCTGCGCAAACGCAATCTTTGTTCACCGCATCGTCCATATTACCCTCCTCACAAGTATCGGATATTAACTGCCACATTGGGACGGACATTAGCCCTTGTCCTCCTTTACACTCATAAGTACACCCACCCTCGCATCCGACCCCAAGCCCCTCGCACGATTGGCATGGCTGTAGAAAAACCTGCGAGCAAGAAGCGGTTATCGGATCGTATCCGGGTGGACAGGTTCCATCAGATGGGGATGTACATATTCTATTTATATACTCTTTCCCTGACTCATAAGGAGGGCTGGCGCACGGTGCAGGTTCGTCGCACTTGATGCAACCTTTTGGTCCACCGGGAGGACCAGTACTGCTAGTGGTGGTGAAAACGTCTGAATCTATGCAGAATGGTTCATCAACACATGTTGCGGTATATTGCTTGCATCGTATGTCAGGTTCCCCGAAGCGGTCTTCAAATTGTCCGCAATTACCTTGTGTTGCATCGTGGCATGAAATAAATTTGCCGATACCGTCTGATACATTATAGCAGCAGCATTTAAAGGGGGTTTGGGTGGTTGATGTGGTTGTAGAGGTAGTAGAGGTTGTGGAGGTAGTGGAAGTAGTGGAAGTAGTGGAGGAGGTTGTGGATGAGGTTGTGGATGAGGTTGTTGGTGGGGATGTTGTATTTTCCACACACTTACACAAATCACAGTTAAAAAACTGATATTCGGGACAGTTAATAAATGCCGCATCTTTACAGCCGCACTGCAAAGCGGGGCAGGGGCATGGAGTAGTACTAGAGGTGGTTGTACTTGTAGTTGTTGGATCGCAATCACCTTCGCACTCACACGTTTCGCAATTCAACTTACAATCTGGATTAACTAAGTGGCAGTCCTTGTACACTATTGCGGTATCACAACATTCTAGAAAATTACATGGGCAAGCTGTAGTAGTGGTTCCTTCTTTACACTCACAGTCTACACAGTCAAAAAATTGACCTTCGTCACAGAAGCGAAAAGGACCACAACCTTCACCACAATTAGAGAAGGGGCAAGGACATGGAGTTGTGGTGGTAGAGGACGTTGTTGTTGGCGGATCGGGACAAGTTACCTGCGCACAAGTCTTTCCGGAATGACATTCATAAAACCAAGACTTTTGAGAGCAATCAGCGCATGGTACATTGTTTTCACAAACAATAATGTCTCCTGCGGGGGTTGATACTAAATAGCAACAAGCGCCTTCTGGGGGTGGTGGTGGTGGCGTCCCTCCGCAGCAGCAAAAATAACTCATATTTCACGATCTCCTAAGTTCCAGAGCAGCTTACATACATAGGTCTGTTTTCGCCGTTAACCCTTGCGGTAATAACAAAAGCTGTACCACCATCAGCACCGGGACCATGAATACTTAACCTTGCATCTCTGTTTGTGACCCATATTTTAGTAGATGTGGCTAAACCATCTAGCGTCTTAATGCTCATCAATCCACTGGTCGGATTAGAGTAATCACTAGGTGCGTCTATATACTCGTCCATTAATCCTTCAAAATGTCCCCACCAAGATTCATTTTCTATTCTTACTCCATCACCCTTATGTGTGATGTGTGTAATAAGATCACCAGAAGTATCTAAGCGAGATTGTCCAATATCATTATTAAACCAAGTTTGTATATTAGGCTTATTCTTATGACCGTCAATTATATCACTTCTACGCACTTCAAGTGGTGCTTCTGGCTGAAGTCTAGCTTTACCTATAGATATTAATCCTTCAGTGTGACAAGCTCCAGCGATTGTGTTTTGTATATTAAGTCTATTGCTTAACTGACCAGACGAATACATCAATCTTTCATCATGATCTAGCCCAGTAACAATCTCAATATTAGCGCGACCCCCTTCAAAAACTGGGTCTAGTGAAACCTCACCTCTTAAAGCGTGTTCGCCTATACCTATAGAATTTGGTTGACTAGCATTAATTCCAGCACTTGATCCAATATAAATAGAATCTGAAGACTGGTCTGCATTTTTTCCTGCATTAGCGCCTATAAATATACTATTTTCTATACTATCACAATCATATCCAGCACGATAACCAAGAAATACTGACGCTGTGTCTGTTGCCAATCCCACATTTGGCGTAGTGGCATATCTACCTGCTTCTGAGCCTATCATTACCGTGTGCTTCCAACCCGTAGCTTGGGTTGCAACATCACATCCTATAAAGACCACAGACTGATTTTTATCTTTAGGAATGTCTGCTTCCGCATTACTCCAAATATGATTACAGTTGTTGGAGACAGATGCAAATCCGCTACCCACGTAATCCGATAAAGCCTGAATACTCATTCTGCTTATGTGTTGAGAATTATTTAAATCAACAGCTAGGTATGATGTTTGTGTGTCTATACCCTCAAGTATGGATACGTAGTTGTCGGAATCATACAAGTTTGCAAAATCTAAATCAAAAAACGTAGAAGATGGTGTTTTTCTTGCTATTAATCCAGAGCCAGCGGATATGTTTAAATCTCCAAGACCATCTATAACATCTCCGTTGCCAAATCTAATTGATCCCAGTAAACGAAGATCTCCGCTAATGGCAACAAACGGTCTTAACGGGTCTGCCAACGCAAAGTCAGCGGATAAGCCATCAATGGTTCCGCTTGGATCAAAATCTACTAAAGTTTGAGAACCCCCAAGCTTGTTAGTAAATCTAAAGGATGCTCTGGCTTTAGACTGTAAAGTGTTGAGATCATCTTTAAAATCAAATAGGTGGTGCTGTCTAGGGTTTGATCCAAGTGATTCCACAGATTGTGTTATCACAGTTCTGTGTACACTAGCGTCAAGGGATATAGAGGCTGTATCTGCTCCAAAAGATTTTACACCAAAAACCCTTCCATTGCTACCCCCTAGAGACCCCTCAATAAGAGGGGCGTCACCAAACCCGATAGCTAAAGTAAAATCTTCTAATTCTGTCGCATCTTGATAGAGACCTGTTCCTATTAAAATATTAAAATCTTTAGCTACTTCTGATCCTCCATGTGCGTTTCTATAGCCAATTATAGTATTTGAGCTACCCCTTGGAGAAGTAAAGCTGTAAGCACCCACTATGGTATTGGAATTTTCTGATACTAAAGATTTACCAGCCATAGCTCCAAGAAGCGTATTAAAATCGCCGCTATCTAAATCTCTACCGGCCTGAAACCCAAAGGTCGTATCAGCTAAAAGTTTAATATTACTGCCACATTCAGATACACTTTTTGGAGCTTCTATTCCAGCAAATGTATTTTGTAAACCGTCTGTGAAAACTGATCCACTAGGATGAGATAAATTAAAGATATTACCATCATCGTTTCTGAAGTAAAGACTTTGTGTTGGAACGTTGCATTTTGAACCCGTCTTGACATAAACCTTACCGAAAGTACTGCTTGTGTCGGGATCGCAAGATTGCTCTTTCATGGCTATTGTGCCACTATTGCAAGTTCCGCTGTGCCAAATAGTTAATGGAGAATTAGCCAAAAACATTCTAGTCTGACCTGTTTCGTCTCGCCATTTTGGTGATCCTATACCAACAAAGCCAAGCTCACTCACAGACATAAACCCAACTTCAACACCCTCACAGCCACTCGCTTTTAATAAAGAAAAGTCAACAACGGTGCTATCAGTAGCTCCTACGTCTACACCCGCAGGACCATTAATAACACTATCATCAAGAGTTGGGTCGTAAGAGATATGAAGCCCAGAGGCTTTTACATTACCGTTTCCTAACAGTTCAATGTTACTTCTTGTTTTATCAAGAGTGGCAAGTCTTATATTTGACTCGCCAATAGATTGAGTATTAAATATTGTGCTAGGAACTATAGGATCTTCGTTTTCGTCTCTCTTTGAGTTAGTAATTCCCACAAGTCCACGATGTCTCTGCTCCGCATTTCTCAGTACGGTCAACGCCTCCAAGATTTCGTCTTGGCCGTCATGCACATGTAGTGAAAATCTATCTTTCATTTATATGTTCCTGTTTCATATATTAAAATTAACATCATGGACTTATTGTTGTGTAGCCAGCACCCTCTGTGGTTGTGGTAGTAGGCGCTGCCGTAGTAGTTGTCGTAGTAGTTGTCGTAGTAGTGGTGGTAGTAGTGGTGGTAGTCGTTGGCGAATCAGTAGTAGTGGTAGTCGTTGGTGATTCAGTGGTACTGGTAGTTGAAGTAGTTGTAGTGCAAGGCGTATTCTCACCGCTCGCTACGTCATCGCAGGTCTTTCCGCGATACCAAGTACCGGGAATTGCTGCGTCAATACATGCACTCTCAGTTGACTGGAAGCAATATCCAGTAAACCCAGCACCGCAGCAAGCACCTGTGTCGCAACCGTTGACATCATCTGGTGTGTATAACCCGTAGTCATCACAGAACACACAACACTGAAAATCACCATCAATAGCCACTAAAGCTCCTAGATCATTACAGCAAGTAAATCCTTCTCCTGCATGTCCTCCGGGATTGCAAGGAGGCTCTCTATCCGGTGCGCACGTAGTCGTAGTTGAGGTTGTGCTACTTGTAGTTGTTGAGGTAGTTGTGGTTGTATTACATTCATCACAATTTGATACAGGATTGCAATCATTATTAGCTATAGAATTTGTACAAGCCTCCCACTGAGGACCGCAAATGAATGTTCCATCTGGCGATGCTATTGTACGACACCAAATAGCATGAGGAGGAGGAAGAACTGTGGTACTAGTCGTAGAAGAGGTTGTAGTAGAAGTTGTAGTTGGGCCTACGGTTGTAGATGTAGTAGTTGGCTCTACAGTGGTAGATGTAGTCGTAGCTGGCATTAAAGTGCTTGCGCACCCAGAAACAAAAACGTCAATTTCGTCATGATAAATCCAACTAAATCCACGTAAGGTGTCGCAGGTTTTAATTCTAGAGGCGTACATCTGTTCAATTTGAACACCAGAATCCACACTGCCGTACATAACAGATAGATCAATACCGCTAACATTTCCATCGTCTAGGATGTGACTTCCAGAGTTAGAAACAAAATTATGATCTTTACAGCAAAAACCGCTATCAATAACACCCATACTGCCAAAATTGACACCGGAGCAAGAAGTATCACCCTTGATTTTTATACCTTGGCAGCCGCTTTGAACCACCAACGCTAAAGAGCCTTTACCTAAAACCCTATCAGTTTGTAAGTGGTTTCCCGATGTAATCTCTATACTTATGTTAGATTCCCATCTTGATCTAGAGAAGTGACTATCCACCTCTAGGCATGACAACGTGGCGTCTGGGAATCTATACAAAAATGTATAATCTCTTCTGTAGTCGTGTCCGCTAGAGTGAACTTCAAATCCAGCGCCGTCTAAAGCCTGATCGCTTAGATAACCACAGACCGCAGAGTTATGAAAACCTAAGTCGCCCTCACACAAACCACTAGTAGCGAGATGCAATGTTTTACAATCATACATGCACTCATCTATATGGTTGTATGTAACGTCATTTGCATGTAATCTACCAGATATTAGGACATCGTTGAAATAACCATCCCACAACAACTTGTCGCCAGTATTGGCATCAAAGTGACCCAAGGCGTATACAGAATCTTTATTTGGGACAACATGACCATCTATTGTTAGTATACCCTGATCCCCAGAGGGTGTCTCAGTGCCAACGCCAATCTTGCCACCAGAAAAATATATAACCTCGTTAACAGATTTCCAAGCATATTCAGAAACACCTATATTACCAATTCCGCTAACGTAGGGGGATATATCGCCTGAAACTTGTAAAGTTCCATAATCATGAAGATGGTTAACACCTAAGCCAAGTTTTCTATTTAAAAGATCTCCATACATTAAGGGGGGAGTTCCAGAATTTAATACTATGTCACAAGTATTACCAGCATCTAATCCGGGATAAACACCAATAGACAAGGTGTGATCGGTTCGCTCTCCCAGAAAATTACCCGCTCCATGACCAATTGCTATGTTGTAATCACCATATCTATTGCTATATAAAGTATAATTACCTATACCTATATTTCCAGAGCCATTAACATTACCAGCGGTACTATTAAGACCAACTCCAATGTTGTGATTTCCAGTTAAATTACAACCAAGGGCAAAAGAACCCACAGCAGTATTTCCGCTTGTTGCATAATTTGCGCCTAGAGCATAATAGCCTATAGCTGTATTATCAATGCTGCTTCTTCCGGCTAAATGTAGCTTCTGAAGCGCTAACTGACCAGCTTTTGTCGTTCTAACTTCCGGTGTTGCAAAGTTAAGACTATTGACATCTACGTTCTCTAAGAACATGTGTGTAGAGTCAATAAGATCTATTAAACTTACTCTTAAATCTCTAGGAGATATTTCTTGAGTAGAGTTATCTGGTAATAAAATACCAATATGCGATATATACTCTGACTTAGATAAAATCATGAACAGCGAACCTTATGAGGGATTTACTTGAAACTGATTTGCAATGTACTCATATCAAATTTAACTGTATCTCCAGCGTAGATGATACGTGGGTTGTCCAGTGCGGCGTGCATTAAGAGATTTCCAGTACCCCACTCTCCAGAGTCAACTATAGCAATGCCTGAAACCCATCCCCAATCAACAAGGGCTGCACTACCATCCCCTTCATCAAATAAGAATTGGCTTCTATTTTTTATTAAACCAGAGCCTTGCTCGTGTTCCTCTGTGTCGTAATTCCATACATTATCGCCTAGTGTGGAAGGGTTTCCTAAATTTAAACGTCTATACCCCGTGTCCACATTATCTAATCCAGATGGTAATTCTTGAAGACTACCATCATTATATTGATTTACGCCAGTATCTGAGTCGCTAGGCACACCGCTAGTTAAGGCAATAGCTATATTGGTGGGCTTGGCAAATGATTGTCCTCTAAATATATGATGTAGAAGACCAGATTCTAGATAATCTGATAAAGCTGCCATTGAAATACTCCTTTAGAATATCCTACAAATAAAACGTTTTATATCATATTATACACAAAAAAAGAGCCACTCCCAGAATAGAGAGTGACTCTTATTAATTGAGGTTGTTATCCTAGTATTACTAGAACGATCCCAAAATAACTCTTCTGTTATCAAGAACGCCAAAGCCAAGTTCAGCGAAACCGTAATAACCAGCACGTTGCTGCCTGTGAAGAGCAGGGTCTTCAAAAACCTCAACTTGCTGCTTCATTGGCATTATAAAGCTGTCGTTAGAAGACTGGTCCAATCCAACCACCAACTCAAGGTCAGAACCTTGAACAGCACCGCCAAGACCTTCAGTGAAGAAGGATTGATACTCTTGACCTTCGCCAAGCTCATCAAGATCGTGGAGGTTAACACCAAAGATTCTGGTGATAGGCGCTCCACCTTCGGCGGCGGTGTAGATCTCACGACGAGTTACTTCGTCAATCTGATCAATACCCCAGTTGCGAACATCTTCCAATGCCTCTGGTGATACGTAGAGGTCAGTCAAACGACCGCGATTAGCAGATCCAGTGTTACCGCCAGCATTACGGCGCATAACAGTCTGCAACAACGAAACCAAACGCTTGCTAAACAAGCCAGCAGTAGCGTCACCATCGTAAACCAAAATGTTACGATCAACGCCAGCAGCAAGAATGGTGTGCCATCCATCATCATTCATCTTTTTGACGAATCCAGTCTCAAGGACTTGCATAGCACGACCAACAATATCCCAACGAGCTTCACGAGCATAACGAAGTAAGTAGTCAATGCTACTTGTGATGCTATAGGTTGGAATCGTAACGTAGTCGCCCTCAACGGCACGTTCAGGTACACGACCATGACCGGGATTTGTATAGGCTACATGCTCGCCCTCAAGTCCCGGAGAAATTAAGTCAAGAGGATACTCTGTAGAGGCCCCCGGCTCAATATTAATAGTTTCAAAAATATCACCAAGGATATTTCCGACTAAAACACCTTTACGCAATGGAAGTTCCAATGCTTTGGCGAATTCTCTTTGTGCGGCATAAGCAACGTTTTGATCGCTATCGCCAGATTTTTTCAGCAATGTGATGAATTCATCACTTGGTCTTTCTGAGTATGACATTATAAAATTCTCCTTATATTATGGATTACGAGCCGTAGGCGTTAGGAAGGTTGACGTAAAGTTTAGCGTAACCATCGCCATCCGCACGAGACATGAATCTTCCGATTGCAAGCTCACCAGACTGAGCGGCGAAAGTCGTACCATTACAAACAGCACCAGCCGTAAACGGAGATGCAAAAGCAAGCTCACCCGCGACTGGTGTGCCTTCAATATTACTAGTAACAACCCACCCACGAGTCATAACGGTAACTTTACCGCCCTTTTGAACTTCATCTTTATGTTGGTTAAGATGAGTTCTGGTCAAATCCTTATTAACAACATCGTTAAGAAGAATACCAACGGGAACGTCAGTGGCTACTGCTGTTCCATATTTTACAAGGTTTTCACCCTGATCCATTGCTGCACCAGAAGCCAAGCCTTGGTCAGCGAGAATTACAACACCACCACGAGTGGCTACACCTTCGTTATAAAAGAACGAGATATCTGTTGATTCTTCGTATCTGTCTGCTTTAAGAGCCATTGTTAAATCTCCTTTAAATTATTTAGAAATTCTGTTGTTATCAAACCAAGCAGCTACGCTAGCTCTGGTAGCTTCTACTTCATCGTATTCGTCTGACTCAACAAGAGTAGCTTCAGAAGTTTGAACACCTTCAAAATCTTCTGCTGTTACCTCTTCTTCTACTTCGTCAGCCTTTGCTTCTTTATCTTTTTTCTTCTTTTCCAGAGCTTCCTTGAGTGCTGGTGGCATTGCTGCTTCAGCATCTTCTTCTGCTGTAGGCTTCATTTTCATTGCTTTTTCATCTTCTTTTTTCTTCATCATAGCTACGATGGCATCAAATGCCTCTTCGCTCAATGCGTCAAGATTTGCAATGGACTCTTCCACCTCTTCCTCATTAAGACCAGCTTCTACAAGCGAAGCTTTTCTTTTCTCCATCTTTTCTTTCTTTTTCATCTCGTCCATCTCTTTCATTGCTTGTACAAGCTCATTTTGAGATGATGCGAGTGAATCTTCAAGTTCAGCAACGCGAGCTTGAGTAGACTTAATACTATCTTCAAGTTCTGTAATTGTTGCTTGACTTTGATTAGCCTCAGACTCGTATACTTCCACTTTGGAAGCAAACTCTTTGTCTTTAACTTCTTCAATTTGAGCTTTGATGGCCTCATTTTCAGATTTGGCCTGAGAAAGCTGTGCTTTCACATCTTCCAACTGCTTTTCTAACAGTGATGTGTCTGACATTTTGAAATCTCCTATTTGAAACTTAGAATCAGATTCGTTAAAATTAAAATTAGCTGTGCTTTTATTATTTAGTATAACACTTCTTGGGTTGGCTGGTTTTGAGACCAAGCCTTTACCAGAAAAGGAAATATTTTTAAGCGCACGACCTACTTTGTATCCTTCATACTGTCCACTACCTCCATAAGCACGTAAGTGCTTAGTTAGGAATGCAGAGTCTTCGCCCCTAGCTAATACTTTAGCATCTCCCTTGTCGTTCAGTAAAGCGTAGTCAAATCCCGCAAACAGACACTCCATAGAAACATACCACTTGCCTTCATTCATCTCAGCAATGATACTTTTCATACGGTCTCTATTTTCTTCTCCTGTCCAGCTATTATAAAGCACCGCTTGAGTGATTATATCAAACTCATCTGGTCTAGCTAGATCCTCGTCATCTGCAACTGCCTTACCGTCTTTAGTCAAGACGTAACTTCCCGTTATATGCCCAATGATATCATTTTCATCGTGCATAAAATTAAATTGTTTATCTTCAGGTGTGTTTCTTGCTGCCCAAGTTGGTTCCGGCATAAACACGTCATCATTTTTGTTCCACCCGCAAGAAACCAAAACAGACTCAATATAATGCAAGTCTATTTGGTCTTTATTCTCAGCAAGAACTTTATTCAATACTTCCTTGTCTGAGATAATCTCTTTGGCAGTAACAATATCGCCCGTGTAAACTGTAGCCTCGGAGCAATACGCAACACTGGCCGTAATCTTAACGAGATCGCCAATGCCATCGTCTATTTCTTTTTGAAAAATTTTAATCATGTTTTTACCTCAGAACATTATACACAAAATATTTATTTTTTTCTCAAAACGCTATTTTTCGCCTACAAATTGCTCTACATAAAGTCCTACGACCATCTTTTTATAGCCATCCATACTAGTACTGGTGGTTCTTATTTGCTTATACTCTTTGGGTACTAAATTGTTTGAAGACAATGCTTTATGTAGGTTTTTGTCTGAGAGTTCGCACATAGGCTCAAGAGCAAGAAAGGCTGCCAATTTAATATTTTCTAATTCTTTTGACTCATGTTTAGTTAACTGTCTAGCATTAGACTTTTCTTTTATTTCTAAATAACCTTTGTTTATATTTTCAGTATACTCAAATGCAGATGTAGACCACACGACAAGCTCTGCAACCCCCGGCTTACTCTTGGGTGTTTCAACCCTTTTCTTTCTTGGACCCTCATCTGGAGTGAGTGGAGGGCGACCATTCTCCTTAACCTCTTGTTTTTTCTTACTATCTTGTTGTTTGACTTGCTTATCAATCTTTTCAAGGTCTTTTTTATGGTTAGCATTGTGGAATGGACTTGCCTTATCTGGCAGTTTTTCTTTATTTCTAGCTTTATCTTCTCTTTGCAGTCTCATCCTTTCTACGGATGGTATCTCTTTAAATCTTTCAAGAACAGTTTCATGAGAAATAATGTCCCTGTCAGCAAGTTGGATTAACAGATTCTTTTCTGCTGACTCGTCAGAGAGGCTCATATGGTTGAAAACAACATGTGCTGGCTTTCTGAACCCCATAGCTTTTCTTACAATTTCAATTTCTTTTTCCCAGAATTTTGTAAGCTGGTCTCTTCCGTACTGCAACCTTTCTACTAAAGTTTTTAATGAGATAAAGTTGTTTGTAAATCCGCCGCCGTTTGTAGCCATACCTGTTAGGGTTGGGGGAACTCCAAGTCCAGCGTATATACTGTTTAATACAGATGTGTATTTTTCAGAACCTAAAAACTTGTAAACTTGACTGTTTGACTCTGTGTAAGAAAGCTCTGGACCCCAAACAAGCTCCATCGTTCCTCCTCCTACATTACTAGCAAGGATATTTCTTAGCTTATTAATAGCAGCTTTATTTGGTAATATCTTATGATCCAAACTACCAATCGTCCATAGTCGGATGTTAGATATAGCCCCATCAAGTGCAGACAGATCAGCAAGTCTCATTTTCTCCAGCATGATGATATCATCTAAAATAGCATAGGTGAGCGGATGCGCCCACTGCTGCCAATCGTCTTTTTTATAGTAATGAACTGAGAGTTTTTCTGGATCTAGCGAGATTTTTCTCTGACCACTTTTATATGCTGTTTTAACGTTTGGTGGTAAGGTATCTAGCAATTTCGCTGGAATAGCGCCATCTTTAAAATTGTCAAAAAATGAATTTGATGAAATTTGATAGTTATTTTTTCTACCTAAAAATAGATTTATGTCTCCATCTTTCATGTCTACAGTTAGTGGGTTGAAGAAATTATATCTCCAAGGTATTTCATTTTGTTTTATACTTGGTATCTCAACTCGTATATCACTACCCATAGATTTAATAAACTTTGTTATCTGGGGAGTAATTGTCGCAGTGCTTCTATATGCAAACACCTGTCCTGTTCTGTACAAATTGTTTAAAAATCTTTCTGATCTCTCTTTTCCGTCACATTTTTTAAACCATTGCTGAAAGAATTTTTCTGCGCTCTTGTTCTCGTGTACGATATTTATACCTTGAGTACCAAAGTCACCCATCAAATCAATTACATTCCGAACGATACCAACTTTATCATAAGCGTCCATACACATTTTTATAATGCGTTTTGCTTTGCGGGGTACTTGCTCTTCTGGTCTGAAAGCATAATAGTCAGAACCAGTAAAGGATGGTCTAGCGGATCTGTTTGGCTCTATATCAAGAAATTCCCTGTGATATCCTTTAGCCACACCTTCGTAGGACTCAATTGAGTCTGAAAAACTCTCAAAAGCTCTCGCTTTGCTATTTGGATCTGCATCATTCCAAGTTATTAATGAGTCATTAATATCATTATCCATCGTGAAAACCTTTAATTAGATTGTAATTGAACTGGTATTAGATTATACACAATTAGTAAGCATCATTGATACTATCTGTAAACCAGTTTGGACCTGAATAAAGACTTCCACCGCTCTTTTGTTTTTCATCTTTTTCCATAGTAGCAAAACCACCATAGAAGTTATATGACACTGGATCTGGAGTTTTTGCTATTGTTCTCGCCGCCATATTAGCCATAATTAAAGAAGAGTAACGGTCCTTTCTCTGTTTTCCCTTTTTACCTGTACCAATAACGGTTGATGGTGTATCCCATTTATCTCTACCTGTCGCTGTTTGCGTAATCTGGATCATAGTTAGCTCGTCTTTGAGGTCTTCTATCTCTAGAACACACTGTTCAAGTGTATCAAAGACTCTTCCTTTTAGCCCATCTTCAGCGTTTGATATGCCTAAAGAAACAGCATCAAACATAGGAAACAATATAGCTTTATCTTCAAGGTCTTTCCTTAGACCGTGGTTTGCTTCCGCCAACCAGTCATACTTTGCAAACTGACACATCTCTAAAATGTGTAATCCTCGCTGATCATCCGTGTCTTTAGGTTTATCGTCGTCTATTGTGGGCCATATGGGTAGCTCCCCCTCTTCAATCTTATCAGTATCATGTAAAGACTCTGAAACCGCTATACCTCCACCTTGGGCGTCTAGAGCGATGTGAACACAGGGAAAGAGTTTCATCAAGTCTCTAATCTTTCTCGCGCAATATGCATAGAAATCGCTTTCTTTTGAAAAGCCTTTTTTAACCTTTTCTTTATGCTGATCTCTATTTGTCGTCCAGCAGTGAACTATTCTTCTGTGATCATCATTTAACTCTAAAACGACAATACTAAAATTATCAACCTCGGAAGCTGGGTCAACACCAAAGACGTATTTCTTGTTAGGATCTCCCCTTAGTTGCGCCTGAAAAACAACATCTTCGTTTTTAGAATTTTTTATAGGGCTAAGGTCGCTTGTTACGCAGCTTTCTATTAGAGTTCTTTTAAAGAAGCCCTGAGAATCGCGTGTAAAGCACGCTCCAAACTCCATTTGATATATCCCAGCATGGACTGTTGCCTTTGATCTGGCGACCTGTGAGGCGTCCATAAAGCCTTCTGGTAGAAGCTCATAAGGTATTCTTATGACAGAGTAATCCTTCCAGTTAAAATCGTTTGGTGGATCTTCACCAAAGATTTCCCTAAGCTTGTTCTTTCTACCTTGACTTTGAATTATTGATTTCCATTTTTTCCAGTACTCAGCAAAGTGATTAAAGTCATAATAAGCAGTACCGCTCAATATAATTTGGTTGTCTCTTTTCTTTATTATGTCTTTACTTTCTTGTTCTATATCTAAACCTAGTTCTTCAGCTTTTCTTTTTGCTGCGATTTTTTTAACATTTTCTATAGGATCAGAGCTAACAGCAGCAAAACCAGCGACAACTGTTTCAAAGATATCTCTAGGAATGGAAGCGAACTCATCGCTAATAATATCATTAGCTCTCTGACCTCTAATTTTTTGTCCGTCACCCAGAGGGAGGCAAGTGACGCGAGACTTATTGATACGCATAACGCAACGATCAACATCTCGTCTTGGCCCACTACTTGAATCGCACATACTCCTTAATATAGGTGAGTTATTCCAAATTGTTTCCATGTACTCAAACAAAACCTTAGACTGCCTAAAGGCTGCACCAACAACCACAACTTTTCTTTCTGGTAAAATTAAAGCTCTAATCATGGAGTATAAAGATAATATAAATGACTTACCAAAACCACGACTAGCTATAAGCATTGGGAATTTACGATTCCATAGCTCGCATAGAAACAAGGCTTGGGATGGTAAAATATTTATGTTGAAAACATGTTTACATAAGAAAGAAAAATATTCCGGCCTAGTCATAAGCCAAGTTAATTTTAAATGGTAATCTTCATCTCTAAGATCAACTAAATCAAATGGATTAAATACATCACGGTCGGGTATATCTAAATTCAACCAAGCTTCATCTATATTTTTAAGATTTGACATAGATTATTTTAAACTTTCTATATTCGGGTATTTTCTTGTCTCAAGCACTGCGTCTGCAAAACCGTAATAAACTGTTTCATTAGCGTCTAAATACCAGTCTCCATCTTTTAATTTTCTTTTTAAATAATTTCTAACCTTTTCTTCAGTCAATTCTTTGTAATGCTCTTTAAAGTATTTGCCTTTTACGCAACCTTCAGCGTAGATGTCAACCATAGTTTCTGTGTTACGCTTATCTACTTTTGCGTAATTATGAGCGCTTAGGTGATCACCAGAGCAATCCACAGATCCGTAATGCAGCATGAAGTGAGCATTTGGTGTCAGTATTCTTTTATCCGCAGCTTGAAGTATAATACTACTCATGGATTCTGCTTGACCGTAAGCTACTATGGTAACATAAGACCTGCAAAGACAAATAGCGTCAAATATTGCCATTCCATTTGACCATTCTCCACCCTCACTAAGCATATGAATAATAATTGGCTCTTGGTTTATGCAATCAAGCACTCTGAGGTTTTTGTAGAAGTTTGCAGCCATCCTGTATTCTACACCGGGATCATCATCCGTATTTCCAACATATCCGTGTAAATATAGCTCTCTGTTTTTAATGTCCAGTCCATAAGAATGAACGTCTGAAATAGTGTCTATAGACAAACTCATCTAAAAGCTCCTAAGTGTATAGTTCATTAATACGCTTTAATATACTTAAAACTGCCCACTTTGCATGTTTTTTGCAATCGCAGAATAATACATGAATGTCATGCTTCATTTGAAATTCCATAATTTTTCTAAGCATAAATTTATTTGTTACTTTAAGTTTACCCCAGTCATCCTCTGGTATACCTGATCGTTCTGGAAAATCCATTAGGTCTGAAAGAGAAAATTCTAATACTATAAATCTATGAGGAAATTCTTTCATTCTTTCTATTTCTTTATGAAACCTTATAGTATCATGCCCTATATTGTTTGCGAATTCAGTAACACTAGCTTTTCTTTCTATGCATATCTTCTCTTCTAGTCCTTTTATGGAATAATCTCCGGTATCTAATTTTTCTAAAACCATACCGTTGCACTTGTGATATCTAGAGTGACTACGCTCAAAAGTGTAACCTTCTTGCTCTCTAGTGTCTTTTATTATAGTAAAGGGTTTAGGCATTTTTGTCTCTCACTATTTCGGAAAATAATTTTTCATAAAATACTTCGTTCCTGTTCACTTTACTGTGGCAGTAACGACATAAAGTTATACCGTTGTCTATATCAAACCTTAAAGAAGAAGCAGAAGACCATTTCCTAATGTGGTGTACTTGTAAATATTTTTTATGTTTACACGAAGGCATTTGGCACTTGTAGCCGTCTCTTTTAAGAACGTCTTTTCTCCACTTTTCATAAACTGGATCGTGATAATTTCTTTTCATTTAGGTACTATAGCTTTTTTTACTGATACGTCTTGTAAGATTTCTACAACAAGCTCTGCTGTCTTAGAGGATGAGTCTTGTTTTAGTATGACTGAAGCAAATCTAAAAGTAGCTAAAAAACAGGCTTCATCTGGATCGTTAGCTTCTACAAAAATTATTGGTCTTTCATGATTAAATTCTTTCAATTGAAAGGAGATTAGTCTTGGTAAAACCAAAGTTAAGTCTAGCTCTACCTTATATATTTTCATTTTGTGTCATGATCTACCATTAATTTAACTAAATCTTCAAAGCTGTATTTAGGACTCCATCCTAAAATTTCGTTTGCTTTACTACAATCACCCTTTAAATAATCTACTTCTGCTGGTCTATAAAACTCTGGATCTTGAACTACTAAGTCAGACCAATCTTCTATATCAATAGATGAAAACGCTACGTCTAGGAACTCGCGAATAGTATGAGTCTCGCCGGTGCAGATAACAAAGTCCTGTGGACTATCCTGTTGGAGCATCATCCACATCGCTTCCACGTAATCTCCTGCGTACCCCCAATCTCTAAATGCTTCTAAGTTGCCTAGACGCAGCTTTGAAAATTCTGGATCTCGTCCGCTTTTTACGAATTCTCCAATCCATTTTGTAATCTTTCTCGTTACAAAATTCTCGCCTCTACGTGGCCCTTCGTGATTAAATAAGATTCCGGCACTTGCATGTATATTATAACCGTCACGAAATAATGCAGTCATATAATGAGCGGCACATTTAGCAATCGCATATGGGCTTTGCGGCATAAAC